ATGTCAATTCTTAGATTGTCTTCCAACATCGTCCTAAGCCCCTTCTGACTTGTGAGCGGCTTCATAGTGTATAGTTTGTCGCACAGTGCCTTTTCTCTGGTAGCAATCTGGAAGGTGTATTCCCCCTCCGTTTCAAGCACAATGCCGAGTGGATACACCTTTGACGGTACATCTCTATAGCTAAAGTGACCAAAAGGAGTATCGTACACACGCTTTTTCTTTTTATCAAAAGTCGCACATGTATAAACATGTACTGACTCGGGAATCATTCCGTGATAGGAGAGGGCAAAATCAAAGGACAAATAGGAAGGTCCATAGATACTACCTGCAAGAAGATATCCTGCCGTCTTTGCATCCGTCTCATAAAGGCCTTTGATAATATGTGTGTAGGTACCTTCTTTCACCATTCTGCCAAGCTTTGTCTTGGGATTTCCGTATTCACTTAGCTCATCCATAATCATGGAATATGTTTTTATCATGATTTCACCTCTTTATATCACTATACGATACTTTTCGGTGAAATTCAATAGTCGGAACATAAACTCCGACCTTATCTTTATTTCTCTATATCCTCCATATATTGATAAAGCCACTTTTATCCGGCAGAAGAAAGCAAGGCACATCAATCTTAGATATAATTCGTATATATTAAAAAAGCCCCGTTGAGAATTTCTCTCTGAGCCTGTGTTTCACGTTCGGGCTGCAACTGCTCTGATTTCAACAAGTTTCATCAATCGCAGAAATCCCTAGCGAAAAAGCTACCTCGCCGCTCTGGTTAATCCAGTCGCGAGGCAGCTTGTTTTGGTGGAGATGGCGAGAGTAATTTAATATGTTTTTTAAGATTTACACATATATTCTTATGGCTATTTTTAGCCATTTCGAGCCTTATATCTCCATCCTCAAAGTCATCAAAAATATATTTTTCGTATATAATTCGTATTTTTGATTTTGCTACCGCTACTCCTTAGATTGTATGCTCAAAAACGATTTATAGCAATAAAAAAAAGAGGGCAAACGCCCTCTTGATTTAACCACTATACAACAAGCTCACAAGCAAGCCCAACAGCATATGCTCTCTTCACTCCATGAGATGTAATATATGCCCTTGCTTCAGATGTATTATTTTCTCCTATAAGAAGTATAGGCATTTCACCTATGTTGCTTGACACGATTGCGTCGGCCCATGAAGCAACTACAATAACTTCTTCAGCTGATGGGAAAAAATGCTCTGCAATTTTTCTCGACGTTTCAAATCTATCTGCGCCTTTGACTCTTTCGACGCTACCAATCTCGCCGAGCTGCTTTTCTACGGTAGTATTAACAACACCCGTATCGCCCACAATGATAAAGTGTAAATCATTGTGTTTTTTTAGTTCTACGATTTGATTTGCTTTTACGAACTCGGAAACTATAAGCACTGGAATATTTGCTGTAAGTGTGGATACGCCATCAGCCCAATCGCTACCATTAGTAACAATGATTGATTTTGTCTTTGAAAAGCATTCTTTTAGAACTTCTAGATTTGTATCGTATCTAGTATCTCCCTTTATTACTTTTGCTCCACCCTTGTTTACTATATCGCCACCAACAATATATGTTTCGAACCCGTAAGATAACTCGGGGTGATCTAGCACTATGTTAGCCTTATTTGCTTTTGCAAGAAATGCTGCGCTTATTCCATCAGGGAAGTTTTTACCTGAAACAATCACCTTATTTGCTTTTGCAAACTCCTTGTCTATTATATCTGATGTTGCATATCTGTCATCTCCTGCGTATTTGATGACCTCTGCACCAATATCGACTTGCTTAGTTTTTGGTGTAATAACTTGCGTTACTTTTTCGCCCTGCCTCCTCGCATATGCATACCATGTATCTGCATCACCATAAAACACATCAAGGTCAAGTCTTTTGCTGTATCCACTTAGGTATCCATGCGAAGTGTACTGGTGCATTGCAACAACGCTCCAATATGGCACATATGGTGCAGCCTTTTCGAGATATCCTGTTGGATTATTGTTATCATACTGAGCCACCCAAACACCATAATCTGCGTTAGCAATAGCACTACAATCGTGACTCTCTATAAAACTTAAATAGCTGTAAAACAGCGGTTTTACACCAATAAGCCTGTATACTTCATCGAGCCACGCCTTTGCCCATTCTGCGCCCAGATATACGTCTTGCTCAAAGTCTAGCACAGGAATAACCGTACCGTCGAAATAGGCACCGCAGTTATCAACAAACCACCGTGCTTCCTCTTCAGGAGTTCCGCCAAAACCAACCTCACGAGCAAAGTGGTATACTCCGATTAGTTTTCCTGCGGCCTTTGCTTGCTGTACGAAGCCGTCACATTCTGCCGATACATATCCAGCACCGCCTGTTCCTTTGATTATTACAAAATCTGCGGATACACTTGCTAGCTGTATTCCTTCCTGCCAGCCCGAAATATCAATACCGTGTAACATATTAGCCCTCCAAGTCCTTTAAGTCCTTAACTTCCTCGTCGAGCTCAGGCAATCCCGCAACGCTTGTTAATAGCGACAGTAATCCTGCGAGAACTGAAGCTGATATGACAACTGTCCAATTAACGTCTGTCAGAAGTGCTGTTGTTCCGATTGTCGCAATTGCTGTCTGTGCAACCGTCTTTACCGCTCTTATTCCTGCTTTAACAGTCCAGTTCTTCCAATTTCTATTTGTCTTCATTTTATACCTCCTAAAATAAATTAAAAAGGCAGCATTTCGCTGCCGATTGACCAATTATTTAATATTGCAATTATCCTTTAAAGGAAGTTGCGTGACTTCATTTATAACCTTTTCAGCGGTCCCGTTCCCCCCAAGTTTCTTATAAGGGTCATAAAGATAATCAACAAGATTTTCATATTCATCTCGAGTGATACACCCTCTTTTAATATAGCACTCTCCTAAATAACATATGCGATCGTGCCCAAGACCTCGCATCATCATCGCATAGTCGCTCTTGCGCTCCATGTACCTCTGCACTATCATGCTGATAAAACTCCAAAGCCCCGTGCTTGCAAATACCGCTATTATTATTGCTCTTTCCATACGCCCTCCTTAACCTTCTGTTCTGCATAGATATTTGATATAAAGATATGTAGCTGGATTATTTCCATATGCTGTGATATTAACTCCTCCGACGTGTCTAACACTTAAAGTTACCTCTGCACCAGCTGTCAGCAATACCACCTTTGAATCAATTCCAATACCTCCACCGGCTCTTGTTGTGATCAATGTCGATGCAATCTCATTTCCATTTGATCTGATGTAAACACCATTAATTGGAGATGCTGAAACATCGTTCTCAAAGTAAACACTTGCGCTGATCTCATACAGTCCTTCCTCGCTGACTTCGATTGCGCCATTGATGAGCGAGAAAACGTCGCCACTCGAAAAAAGTCGGTTATTGAGTGGTAGCTTTGTGATTACTCCACTGAGGGGTGCAACAACATTTTGCGTGGAATTTGCTTGCATAAACGCCCCAACTACACTCTTAGCTTTAAAGCCACCATCTGTGTAAAGCTGTGTTTCGTTAGCCTTTAGACTTGCATCTTTGATTCTAAGTTCAGGTACCGATATTGGATCCGATGCTGTTATAGTGCCATTTTTATCAAAGGCTAATGAGTGATTTCCTCGATAAATTCCGTATGTCAGTGCATCGTTTGAACCTATTGACAATGTGTTTCCGAGGTTTATTTTTGCTGTTGCGCTGGTGAGTGACATCTCTCGTGGAGATATGCTCGCTCTTATCGTTCCTTCTGCTAGTGTGTTGATGTAACCAATCTCAAGCGACTTATCAAGTGTGAGCTCCGATTCCTCGCTGTATATTGATACCTTCTTTCCAAACGATGCGTTTATGCTTTGCCCGTTTCTAATATTCACCCCCTCGCTTGTGATGAGCACATTTGAGCTGGTCGCTGTTTCGGGTTTTTGATGTCCATCTTTGAGGTCTGCCACCATCAATCCTTGAGGCGATGATGTGATGTAGTCTGTGGCCGTCTTTCGTGCTTCTTGAAATGCCCCTATAGTTATATCTGTCAGGTCATCCATTTCAGCTCTTAGTGTTTCGTCAACAATCGGATGCCATTGATAATCTGTGTAGTCACTTGAAGGGGCCTCGTTTTCCTTGCCTAGTGCGATTCCTGTCCAGGTATGGATATTTGAGTAAGAATGTGCAAAGTTTCTGCCTTTGTCGTCGCTTGCATAAGCTATCCAAGTATATGCTGATTTGCCCATTGCTCCTCGCTCTCCTTGAGCTCCTTTCTCGCCTTGCTTGCCCTCTTCACCTTTGATTTTGCTCCATGTAAAGAGTTCCGGATTGCTTAGATCAACTGTCTCGCTTAATCTTCCCGTGCTTATGCCTAAATATGCCTTGCCATCGGCAGAAGACGATATTCCGTTTCCGTTCTTATCATCAGCATACGCAATCCATGTGTATAAGGGCTTAGGTCTTGGAAGAGCCTTGAGCTCGTTTGCAAGGTCAACGATCGACTGATAGATCCCACTGTCTTGTATTAGATACTCACCTAGTGTGGCTTTTTGAACTCCCTCGTCGATAGATTCCTCTAGCTTGAGTAGTCTAGCCGATAGATAAAGCTTTCCGGCTTCGTCAATAACGTTGATTCTGTCGCCTATTGCAATATTCTCTGGTAGCTTATTGATTTCAATCTCGTAGTTTTCCTCAATGTCTCTAATCTTCTTCAGCTTGCCGATTGCATGGTTACACAGTGTCTTTTGCACGAGCGTATCATAGCTATATGTCTTTGTGATGTGCTTGAATGTCTGCGTTTTCTTTAGTCCATCTTCCGATACAATCTCGCTGATTCTTCCCCACTTAGCAAGTGCAGTCCTTGAGCATAGTCGCCCATCTGCATCGACGTAAAAATCGCCATCATCGTATACGTAGCCTTTTAGAGTGATTGGTTCTTCCTTTCCCTCTGGAGTGCCACCTTTTGCGATTAAAGCTGTCGCTAGATTGGATATAGACTTTTTCACAACGATTCTGTCTATATCTCTATTGAGCCTCAGCTCCTCTTTTACGTCTTTACCTCTGCGTTTGTGGATGTTGATGTACTTATGTGCCACTGTTAAGCCTTTTATATCAAAGCTATATGATACCTCTGCATCAAACTGCCTTGACACACTAGCAAGCCTTTCCGTAACAGTCGCCTCTCCGTCCCAGCTCAGTTTCCTAGAGCGGTCTGCGATCTCATTGATGCCGATTTCAAATCCACTGTCTTTTGTCCATTTTTCAACATACCAACTAATCGGCTTTGCCTCTGTAGTGGTAAAAGGCTCTGCAATATCGTTAAGCAAATCAAGCCCCGCATCTTCCGCATAGACTTCTATGTCTTGCTTCTTAGAGTCTTCTACAGTGTCAATGATTGTGTATACCTCGTCTTTGCCATCCCTTGAGCATAAAAGCTGATTTCCAGTCATTGTCATTTGCTCTAGCAGAGCTTTATTTTCGCTTGTATAAACGATTTTAAAGTCTAGAGTGGCAATACCTGTGTCTACCGCTTGAACCTTGCTGTCGTCGGTGATTTTAAAGCCTTTAGAAAGCTTGGTGGAGGCCATGCCTAGTATGTTTAGTTTTTTGTCAGTAAAATAAATTATCATTATATGTACCTTTCTCTGTACTTTAATTTTAGCTGTGCATTTTTTGTCCACTCTGACATCGCTACATTGATACGATTTGCACCTTGCACTATCTTAAAGCCTTCCCAGTCATTACCGATTGCTCCGTACTCAGGGGTCTCAAGGTTGTTGACTATGATACGCCCTTCATCTCCGTTTACTTTGATGTTATCGCCTTGCGAAAATTTGTTAGGTATATCTATAAATGTCGTTGCATGGTCCTTTGTAAAGGTCAAATCATATAACAAATTAAGTCCTAAAACTGGCTTGTTGCTATATGCGCCGAAAATGATGCTAATTTCGTTTACCTCTCTGTTATCTCGCTCTCTTATGGTTATTGTTCTTTTTGAGCCATAGATATTAAAGGTTACAAATTCGCCTACTTTGGTTACTGTGCATGTGTTAGATGCGTGTTCAGGCGCTCCGGTCTTTAGGTTATCCCAGTCAATTGGAACATCAGGACCGTACATAGAAATGCCTTGACTACCCTCGAACATCCTTGTTAGTGCCACTCTGGGTGTTTCATATGTCTCAATTGAAAAAGCCGTCACAAGGTGTCGCTCTGTGCCTGTGTTGTGACAAAATAACACATTAAAAGCTCCTTGTTGATTCGCCACGCCCTTTGAAAGGCAAAACTTGTGCGAGAACGTGCATCTAAAATTCATTGCTCCAACATGTCCACTTTTATCCGCCTTGAGCATTCTAGTGATTGATGGACCGTGAAACTTAGTTCCGGTTCCATAGTTGCTAGCTTGCACCTTGTCGGTCACGGTATCCAGTGTTCCATCTATCGTCATCATTCCGTGTAGTGATGGGAGATTCTTTTCGTTAATCTTCCACTCGCTCACCTTAAACGGATTTGTATATCTTGATATGTCAATGAGTCGCTCTGATGGTGGTAATGGTATTCCGTCAATTTCTGCCGGGTTGCCTAGCTGAATAATCTTGCCATCTTGATTGACAAAGGCAATATATCCGCATGATGATTCTGGCAAAGACACCTCAAAGTGTGGATGAGCTGGGTAGGTTCCATCATAGTTAAACTCAAAAACCTTGTCTTTATTTGCTGTAACTACTTTCTCAGTGAGGGAATACTTGAATGGGTCAAAGCACTTTATGGAAAATCTCCCTACAACCGAATTTCTTCCAGGCTCTATATCTTCACAGCTTGATGGAGTACCAATGTAGTACCTGTCTCTTTCGTCGTCAAAAATGAGTTGTGCATCTTCAACATTTAAAACTGCGTTGAGTTTCTCAAAAGCTCTGCGGTATTCCTCGTTAGTATCTGCTATGAGCTGAAATGTCACAGTGATGACTCTAGCGGGGTACTTTCGTCTACGCATATTCGTGCCATCAGCTCCACCTGTTGAGTATTCGTCTATATCTGCTAGTAGTAGCTCTCTGCCTTTGACATTGAGCGTCTTATAGCCTTTAACAAGCTCTTCGATGTATTTGCCATTTATTTGCAAAGCCTCAGAGGATAGCATTGTGCTACCCTTTTCTGTCACATCAGTAAATCTATACACGTCCGTGTCTCCTTCCCTCTCTCTTCTCTCGCTTGCTTAGTTCCTCACGCATAGGGTCTGCTGTTGCCTTTGCAATCTCTTTGCCATCTAGTTCGACCGGAACAACTACCGTGTATCTTGCGACTGCATCATAGTCGTACTCGCTTGATAGTGTCGCTGTTGGTATACCGGCAAAGCTCATCTGCCCACCGATTCCAAAACTGTCAGCAATTTGTTCACCCATTCCATCGACTGTCCTTTTTACTTTTGCAAATGAAGAGGTTAGTCCTTTGTCAAGTCCTTGCATGATTGCTCTACCAGCGGGAATGAGTAACCTCTTGTCATAGTCAATAGGTCCTTTATGTTTCTTAATCCAGCTAGCAATTCCACCAACAAAGTTCTTTACTTTGCTAAAACCCGCCGTCAATCCACTTAAAAATCCGTCTATGACAGCCTTTCCTGCACTTAGTAAGTTAATATTGGAGATTCTCTCGACGATTCCCTTACCTAGTCCTAAAATTGCTTTAAAAACTTGCGGTATAGCCTTTATAATTCCACTTGCAAGCTTGAGTATCAGCTCAAATCCCTTTTGGACGATCGTAGGAAAAGCGGTTACAAGTCCAGTAATCAGTGATAGTATAATCCTTGCTGCTGCCTGTAGTATTTGTGGTAGATTGTTAATCATGCCATCGACGAACTTCATTAGCGCATTAAATGCAGTTTCAACGATTCGAGGAAAATTCTGAGCAATCCCTTGAGCAAGCGAAGCAATCAAATTCATACCAGTTGCTATGAGATCGGGTAGGTGCTCGACAATGCCCATGATAAACTTTGATAGCACGTCAACTGCACTTGTGATGATGTTAGGTGCATTTGCCGATAGTCCGTTAACAAGTGTCTCAATGATTGTAAAGGCACTGTCTAACACACTTGGTAGCAACTGTCCTAGTCCATTAAGAAAGTTAATCAGTAGTTGTGAACCGCTATTGATTAGATCAGGTAGTTTGCTTGTCACTCCGTTTGTAAAGCTAGCAATTACCTCCGGCCCTTTCTCAGCTGCTATCTTTATCATGTCGTTGATTTTATCTCCGTATGCATTAGCTAACACACCTAGTCCAGCGATTGCTGTCGCAATTAACGCTGCGGGAAGTATGAGCCTCAGTCCTAGTCCCATAACTTTCGCAAGTCCGCCTGTAACCTTACCACCGACTGCACTAAACGCACCGCCTAATCGACTGCCTAATGCAGTAACTTGGTTCGGAAGTGCACTCCCCATACGATCTAGTACACTAGAAGACATTGAAGATGCTTTGTCAAATTGAGCATAGATGCCTTTCCATATCTTGTCGCCTTTCGACCCGATGTCAAATCGACCTGTTACAGTTTGCAGCTTAAAAAGTCCCTCTGTCGCCTTATCTAGTCCAGCTGGTAAAGATTTTATTCCATGATTAATAAGACCTATACCGTCGCTTGCTAGTTTGAATGTCGTGGGATTAAATATCTTTCGTCCGGCAAAGATCCCGGCCATTGCTCCGCCTACTGCTGCGATTTCCTTTAGTGGGGCTGGTAGCTTGCCAGCTGATGACGCTAGTTCGCTTAAAACTCCACTCAGACCGTTTTTTTCAAACGCTTCGGTTAATCTGTCGACTGCGTCCGAAAACTCGTTTGTAGTTCTTGTTACAACCTTGATTCCTTTATCGTTAAAGGCCCTGAATGCTGGTTGTAGTTTGTTGGAGACTGTTTCGCGGAGTCCGTCCAATGCTTGCCAGATGTCCTTATACTGCGTAGCCATTTTTTGCAAATCACTTCCAGTACCAGCAGCCTTTCTGACAGCCGCAAAAAAGTCCTCACTCTTAACCTTGCCAGCCTGTACATTAGCTACGAGCTCTTTAGTCGTCATGCCCATTGCCTTAGCGACTTTGGACATGCCCGCTGGCGTTTGTTCTAGCATAAACTTAAAGTCCAGCCATGCCACTTTAGGTTTTGCGGCCATCTGTACACCCTGTACAGATAGAGTCTTCATTGCTTGACGCGGATTTTCCGATGCGGCCGCAAGTCCACCAAAAGCCTTTACCAGGTCCTTTGAACTTTTTACTCCGACAGCATCAAATTGAGCAAATGTGCTCGCCATGTCCGATGAGCTGTATATGGTCTGCTCTGCATACCTCTGCAGATCCTTTCTAGTCTCAGCGATTTCTTTTCTCGTATGCCCATTCATTCGCATGTTAGCCTCAAAGTTCTGCCACGCTCTCGATGATTCTATGAGCTCGTTCTTCATGCCGCCAATCGCGCTAGTCACTTTGTTAAAAGCAGCTTGACCAGCACCGGCAAATAGGCCAAAGCCAAAGCCTCTTGATAGTCTTGACTGCAATCCCACGACGCTTCTATCTGCCTTTGCAAATGTGCTAGTAAAGTTCTTATCTACTGCCGATAGTATCGCCTTTACTGAATAATCAGCCATCTGTCTCCCCCTTTCCTTGTTTCATTATTTTCCCAATCGCAATTAGTCTGTCGTTATTCCTCTTGATTCCTCTTGCCTTGTCTAGCTCTGCCTCGTAGTCAAAGAAATTGTCGAATCGTGCAAATACAGGCTTGATTCTGTCTTTGCCAGCTTTCTTTTTCGCTGATGCAGCAAAGTTCAAATATGCTTGCCAGTGTAGTTTGTACTGCTCGTCTACTTGCTTGAGATTGTGGGCCTTTACTAGTAGCTGGTATTCAGGAAATGTCAGAGTGTTCACCTCTTCAATTCGCTTAAATCCAAAGAACCTAAAGCAGTCTATTGCAATCGTCTCGTAGATTTCCTCTATAGATTTAGCATCTCCATGAGTTCCTTCTGTCTCTGCTTGAGTGCCTTCTCCTCTTCCTCTGCATCTTCTGCTGCCTTCTGTATCTTCAGAGTCATATTCTTGGTACAGTTGGCTTTCGATAAAAAATCAAGCACCTCAGCAAATAGTCCGTCGATGTCTGTGTCTTCGTTCTCGATGTATGCCATTAGTTCGCTCTTGCTAATTCTAGGCTCTTGTGTCTTGTTCGCAATCTCCAGGATTGTGAGCAAGGCCTCGGGGTTCTTATCAAGAATTCCGCTAACATTAAACGCAAGTCCCGCCTTTTCCTTATTCTTACTGCCGACTGATTCCACCTCATAGGTTTTATTTATTTCAAGTAAAAAGCCCATTCCGAATTTAAAAGAATAGGTTTTCCCGTTGATTTCAAGCTCCATTGTGTTCATTTTCTTTCCCTCTCTCGATTCTTGGATGATGAATATTTGTACAAAAAAAGGCGGTATACAAAACCGCCCTTACTCTACCTCTATGCTCCAGCTGTTGTATCCTTAAATACATATGACGCAACTGCCTGCTGTTCAGTTGTCACTGTTACATCGCCGCGTACTCCCGAACCATTGATGCCGAATGTGAGTGATACTTCCACCATGTCCTCAGCTCCCGACTTGATCTCGAAGTTTGTGAGATATCCCTGAAAATACATCCCCTTGAACTTATTAGTGCCTGTGCCAGCCTCTTCAAGGTTAGCCTCCCAAATCTCAACGATTTCGTCGTTGTCTAGTGCGTCCTCAAGTGCCTTGATTAGCTTGTCGCCTTTTGCAAGGATTGATGTGCATGTGATTTCTGTTTCTGCCGCTCCCGGAGTTCTTATCTTTCCGTCCTTTGTAGCTGTTGAGTCAGCGTCTTTTGACTTTGAGCGACCATTTTCTGTCACGAACGCTATTGCAGCGCCCTTTTCTGTTGCTGCCTTTGACAAAAGTCTGTAAAGGTATACTATTTTTTTCCCAGCTACAGCTGTCATAGTTGACTGTGCCATGTCTATTTCCTCCTAACTAAATTGTTATGTTACTTGCTTTCTTTGTTTTAGCTAAATGTCCATGTAAACTCTAGTATTCCGTGCATCAATGCATGAGCGGTTGTATTGTCCTCCATAATTGTTTGATTGATGTCTACTAGATTCCACGAACGATTCTCTGTTGCCTCAATGCCTCTTGCGATTTCCTTGATGTCCAGTAGCATAGTCGAGAATGTGCCTCTCTGCAAGAGATTGTTGTACCATACATGGATTGTCTGTGATACTGTGCCAAACAGTGCAGTCTTATTCTGCGTGTCTGTCTGCGTACTTCCAGCCATATAGATAAACGGATAACCTACTTCTTTGGACGGGATTGCTCCGTCAAACACTATTCGTCCAAAACGTTTTTCTAATTCTTTTCGGACTTTCGCAAATAGCTCTTGCTGTGGGTCTTTTCGCATTTATCTATCCTCCCATGATTTTCTTTACATCCCTTATAAACTTAGGTTTAACCCTTTCGAGTGCAGGCTTGACGAATGGCCGCTCTCTCATAAATCTTGTACCATATTCTAGATATGGTGCATATTCTGCTGTCGGTTCGACTGTTACACTCAATCCGTTATCACCCTTGCTTATCTTGATACTTCTGCGCAAAAAGCCTGTTTTTACCGGTGCTCGCTCCACCATGATCGTGTTAAGGTCCGCACCATGCTTACTTACGCATGCCTTAATCTCAGACAGTCGCTGTGGTCGTTTTAAAGCCTCAGATAGCTTGTCTGCTCCGCTTATCTTGACTGACATATCAATGAACCTCCGAGACGATAAAAGTTGTCTTAAATCTCAAATTCCGCTTTCTGTCTATGCGATACTTCTTGTCTTTATACTGGATATAGTCGATACCGTCCTTAATGTTGTATGGTACATGTATCACAAGTACACCCTCTCGAATTTCGCCATAAATCAGTTTTACCGTTTGGTCTGATGCGTCATTAACGGATGCAATGATTGAGTCCAAAAAGCCATCGTTTGCAATCTCATAGTCGCCAGTGTCCTCGTTATACGAACCTCTTTCGTCTCTGTACAAGCTGATTGTCTTGTCGTACCTCATATAAACCTCACCCTTCCTTGAGTGCTGTTTGCCTTGTTCTTCAAATAGGCTTCGATGTCTTTTGCGTATGGCTTAAAATCGTCGTTGCTCCATGTCATCTGTTCGCCCTCAACATTATGCGAAGACAATCCTTCTGAACCGATGCGGTTAAACCTTGCGACAGATACCTCAATGACAATGTATGATAGTTCTTGAGGCACTTCATCGCTCGATATAAGGACTTTCAGCCTTTGCTCGGTCATATGTGCTATTTGACTGATGATACTCTCATATTGGGTCCCTAACGCCCCAAGCAGTGCCTTGATACTATCTAAATACATTATTCTTCGCCTTCCTCTGCTCCGCTGATTTCATCTTGTGAGCCTTCATCTGTTGGCTCGCCGAGCTCATTAGTAACTGCGTCCACCTCTTCGATGAGCGGTCTTCTTAGTGGATTTCCTCCACCCATAAGCTCGTCGATTCTCCATTCTGCTGGCTCATATCCATCTCTAGGATATGTATCGCCCTCGTTATACTCAAAATAGGTTCTCTCGCCCTTTTTATCTGCTTTGAAGTCCTCTAGGTCGTGAAAATGCTCTAATACTCTATACATAGTGATTATTCCTTTCTCGTTTAATAAAAGAGAAGGACTGTTTTGTCCCTCTCTTTTTATCCTTTTCAGTTCTGCCTACTAAAGGCTTACGCTCCAGTCACTGTGACCTTTACGATTGCCTTCTTGTTATCAGCTGGAACATACTCGCCAGCACTTCCAGCTCCCTGTAGAGCTAGTCCGTTGAAGTCCTCTGACTCGATTGTTCTTACAGTGTTGATTCCCGTGAACGCCTTACCACAGTGCTGAACATAAGCATATACTACTTCCTTTGTCTGGAATAGGTCTGCTGGTACTTCTGTTACGTAGAAACCCTTGAACTTTAGCACAGCATTGTCGTCAATGTTTACGGATGAACCCTTCGCACTTGTAGCAAGCCCGCTGTCGATGATTGCGTTATATACATCAGATCTTACCTTAGCAACCTTCACAAGTCCGTTGCGAACCTTTGCGTTTGTAAAATGAGCTGATAGCTGTGAGAATATCTCGCCAACATTGTCCTTTGTTACTGATACGCCACCAGCGATTGTCTTGCTAGCATTGTCTGAGATGAACTTTCCGTGATGAACATTAAACTGTCCAACCTTTGCCTGAGCCTGTAGCTCTAGTCTGTCTGCTACTGCTGAATCCATGTCTGCGTTTACTGTTGCTCTATCTAGCCCCTCGTGGAATGACCATCCCCATGTATAATCTACGTCTATGTCTTTGTAGATTACCTCTGTCCTGTTGCCAAATCTTGATGACTTGCCTGTTCCTGTGCCAAAGCCTACATCTGCTCCCTTGTTGTATGTTCCAACAACAACAGGGATGTCTGATGTCTTTACTGTAAAGGCTGTCTTGTTGTTTGCTACTCCGTCTAGTGCCTCGATTGTGTCACCAACGAAGAAGTCCCCAAAATGTGCCTCTACTCCGAATACTGCCTCGATGAGCTCCTTGAACTCTTTCCCGTATGACATGATGCCTCTGCCATTATTCTCGCCCTGTGCAAATAGCTGTAGATTGAATTTTTTCTTTTCCATTTTTAAATACCCTTTCTTGCTTTCGTATTATGATTTTATGACTTCTTATACTTTGCAATCTTCTCCTCAAGTGGACTGAGATTGCCACTATTGTTGTTGAAGTTGTTAGGGGTTCTGCCTGTCGCTCTTTTAACCTCTGCAGCCTTGAGCTCCTTTTCGACAATGCTAACAAGTTTCTCAATGTTACCCTTTGTCTTTTCTGCGTCGCCCTCAACTACTAAATCAAGCATATCCTTATTTGCCTCAATGCCAGCCTCGGATAGTAGCGATGATGCTGTGTTACGCATTGCATTAAGCTCCGACTCTGCCCTTAGCCTTGCGTTCTCCTCACGCATCTGCTCAAGTTCATAGTCTTTCTTTTGCTCTGCATTCATCTTAGCCAGCTTTTCCGCCTCGGTCTGAGCCTTCTTCAAGTCCTCTTTGTATTTGTCCTCTAACTTGGACTCTCTTGTCTTGATTGCTTTCTCGATTCTGCGGTCAAACTCTGCTTGATTTTGAGGGTCCTTTAGGAAGTCGTCAAAGCTGTTGCTCTGTTCTCCTCCGTTATCGCCCTCTTTGTTTGGTTCTGTCGGCTCTGTGCCATTACCTTCTGTCCCAGCTACATCGCCTTCAGCAAACAACTGTAGTTCCCACTTCTTAATAACTTCCATTTTCGTTTCCTCCTTCGTCCAACACATTGGAATAATATTCCCCCATGTCATCCGCTGTTATAGAATTGATTATTTGTACATTATCGGGGTAGGCTGTTGCCACTCCGTTTATGCCTATAAAAAAAGACTCCCTCAGTACCTTTCCTTGTACTGATAAAGCCTTATGCTCGACGAATGCTCTCCCTTCGCCTATGCTGTATTTTATTTCATCGCTTGACAGATTAGCCACCGACTCAACATAAGTCTGTAAGAGTGTCGATATGGCACTGCAAACGATGTCTTGTCCGTATGGTCCATAGTCTGCGTGACCTTCAATGCTAATTGAATAGGTATTGACGGATATCTGTATCATTCTTTGTACCTTTGTTTCTCTATTTTTACACTTGACAATTCAAGCATTAAAAAAGCACCTCCTGAAGCGGTGCAGTCAATATATTTGCTCAAATATTTTTAGTCGACAAGAATATTTCCAAAATCAAAATTTGCACGTGCACCACAGTTACTACAAGTGAAACCGTGATTTAACTCAGCATCAGGATTGCATGGGATCCAGATACCCTTACCACACGAGTTACAAATAACATGATCTGAAATTTTAGTTTTTGGGCTCAATTTAATGTCATTCGGGTCACTGTCATTTTTTAACGAAATCAAATTGTTCATAATTCCCATAACCTCCTTTTTCCCAATTATACTCGGGGTAATTATCTATCGCAAGTTTTTTCATGCGTTCCCATTCATTTAACGTCAAATAATCTCTTCTCTCAAGGTGCATTTTTTCCATTGCGAAACATATCGCTTCTGCGTGCTGACAATGTCCTATGTCAAATCGATAGTGTGCCATCTCATGTACAATCGTTTGCGAAAAAACAAGTTTGTTCTGACACTGCCTTGCGTAAATATCTATTCTGTCACCGCTCTGCTCTCCTCGAGCCCTTAAAGGGTGCATCCTCGTATTGATAATGTTGATAACAACATCACTGTTTTCAATCGCGTTAAATGTATCAATCCCCACAGGACTTTTTAACAACTCTCTTTTTGCGTCTTCCAAAGAATATACCGCCATAGATTCGTGTACGTCTTGATTTACTGAGTCTTCAAAGCTTTTTGCATAATTTATATTGTCTTCGGACCCTATACTTGCTGATGTACTACACCTACAGTTTGGGTGAAGAGGCGGAGCATTCTCGCCTACTAGCATATCCCTAACCTTGAATATTTTCCCATCCATCGGTCTACAAATATCACAGGCGCCTACTCCTATCGTGATGAACTGATACTCGTCATACCCACATTGTTCATATGCGTTTTGCTGTGATTGTGTCTGCACCCTCGCAAGCTCTGTGATTAGCAATCGCTCTGCATTGTATCTTGATGTTCCGAAAACCTTTTGAAGTTCTCCAGCTAAGGCCTTTGGATTGCGTCCTTGTATCAGTCCTGTTGATATCAGAGTGTCAAGCTGTGACTTGAGCAGGCTTTGATTGTGCCATATTCTGTCCGAAAATGTCGCATTGTAAAACGACTGTCCGACGATGTCCTCGACTGCAGCCTTGCTGTCGTTGATGCTTTCACCTAGTATTCCCGACTGTCTTTTGAGCTCTTCTCTCGTTCGCTCTGTCATCGCCTTGCGTGTGATATCCTCTAAATCTTGATATGCATCGACAAGATCTAGTCCGATATTTGCCTTGAGCAGCTCCAGTCTATTGACCTTCATGGTGAGATTGTAGAGCCTCAGCTCCTCGTTTGCTTGGTCCGAAAAGTCCTTAGTCTTAACATATCGTTTTGCCTTAGTGCTAAAAGCCTCTATATCAAGCTTTGAGGCTTTTTTCTTAGCCTCGGCTATGGTAATGCCTTCTTTCCTTGCGTATCGCATATAAAAGGCTTTTATCTCCTTGTCGATATTGACAGATGCATTGTCGAAGATTCTCTTGACCTCTTTGAAATACTCTCGCTCGTCTTTGATTCTGTGCTTTATAGCCTCAGTCTCTCGCTCTCGCCAGTAGTCAGCACTTGGGTTCCGTCTCTTTCTCCTCTTCATGATTCTGCTTTATCCTTTATTCGCTCTCGCTTGGCTTGTTTTCGTCAGCAAAGAGCATGTCTACTGCTGATAGTTTCTTTCTTGCCTCTTCCTCTTCCTCTTCCATTTTCTCTATTTCGCGCTTAACGTCGGGAACGATTGACAGTACGCTCAGCTGAGTTTCTTTTGATACGACACCTTGCAATGTTGACGCAATCTCCGCCTCATTTTGAGTGTTGACCGGTATGTTCCTGGAGGTCTTTATCTCGATGTCTTGATATGCTAATGGATCATGTACATTTGTTGCTAGACTGCAAAAGATTTTGTATCGTTTTCTCAAGCTCTTCTCTATCTTTCGGTCAAAGGTCAGTGCAAGATTACTCATTGCTTGGAGTTTGTACGCTAGCGACACTCCGCTCGTTGCATTTCCAAAGCTTTCGTCGGAGATATTCGCCACCATAGAGATTTGATATATCAGTGTCTCAAGTCTGTTGAGTAGGTTCTCTTGTGTTCCGTCAGCTGTTGGCTTTTGTAGAAACTGAATAAGTATGTCCTTTGCGTTGTCTGTGCCATAAAGATTGATGATACGATTGTCTCTAATGTGCCTTACTCCGTCCTCGTCAAGCTCAGCACCTAAAATCGCAAGATAAGCCTCAGCAAATGCATCTACATCGTTAGCCTTTTCGCCTAGTGTTGCGTTGTATGTCTCAACAAGTCCAGTGATAGGCTCAAATAATCCCATTCTCTCGTCGTTCAGTCTCCACTCAATGCAAGGAATAAGGGTGTAAGGATTGTCGATACCCTCTGACACCTTTTTGTCCTCAAAGGTGTATATGCTGTCCTTTGTGTAAACTTCGCCATGTGTTCTACCTGCCTTGTCGCTAGATTGTGGATATACTCCATATCTAACCGCAAATAATGCCCTTTGACTGAGCTTGTCATCGTATACCACGAACATTTCTTTAGGCGAGATTGATGATACCTTTGTCTCGTGTTCCTCGTTCTGATACATGAACTCAAATGCATGACCATAGATACAGCACTTCTTCACCATTTCAGCCTCGTGGTCGGTGATTTCGTTTTGTCTACTGAACAGCTGTATAGCATCGTCTATCTTTTCGTCGGGGTGCGTCACCTTAATAGGCACGCCATATCCGTATCCAGTGAAGGTATCTGTGATGTATCGTGGAAAATTCACTGCTAATCGGTTATCAGGCTTCCAGTTCTCTTTATCTGGACCCTTGAATATGTCGTGAAAACCTTTGTACATGTTCTCAAGGTACTTATATCGCTGTATCATGCTGTTATGCTTGGCGATATAGTCTTGAATTAAGTCGCCTTTGATTCCGTCTGCGATTTCTTTTTCGCTACACTCTAATGCGTATGGGAGAATGTACGGTTTCTTTGATTTCATCAAATACCCTCCTTAAATGTCTTGAGTTTTATTTGCGACGGCTTTCTCCAGCCTTCGACTCCGTATCTTAATGCTGCCATTGCATCATCAAAAAAAGGAACTGGCTCGTCTAGATATTCTCCCGACTGCTCGTCCCTTTTCCACTTCCATTGTTCTATCTCCTTCATGGTATTAGTGCATGAAGGGTGTATATATATATTTCTACCCTTTAACCAATCAATCTGCGAAGCTTGGTACTTCTTTCCTGTGGTCTTTTCTTTGGTCACGGGTTTAGCTTTATATCCAGCCTTTTTCCACATCTTGATTCTGTCGGGTTCAGCTGAGTCACACCACATAGTACCAGCAAGGATTATTTTGTCTGCTAGCTCTATGATCTCGGCGGTGTCTTTCTCGTACACATATAGCTCTTTGAGGATATATATATCGTCGTCCTTGATTGCAAGCTGTAAGATTGCGTTTGCGTGATTAAAACCAAAGTCTTGACCGATTGCCACATCATCATAGTCGCTTGTGTCTTGGCTTATTTCCTTAGCCTCCCAATTCTTTAGAATTAGTCCGCCGATTTCTCCCCAATCGCCTAGTCCGTATATACGATAGCCATCTGGATCTACTTCCTTTCTTCTCTGCATTCTCGCCTTGTACGCATCGTCTATAAAGCGATTGTCAAGGTAAGAGCTGTGGCAAGTGAGCGTATTCTCATCTTGCCTATCGAAGAATTGTTTTTTAATCCAGTGATTTTTATTCACTGGATTAAATGTCATCTTGATTTGATAGAATTGACCGCTTGGAAGATTTCCTCGAAGTCTATCGTCTATGATTTCAAAGTCAGATTGTTGTAGCTCTGTTGCCTCCTCTATCCATACATCCGTTAGCTTGCCCTTTTGGAATGTGATTGACTTGAGTTTCTCTCGTTGCTTTTCGTCGTTCACTCCTCTAAAGATAATCATATTCCCATTGATGCATCTTATCTGCAGAGGTGATAGTCTGCACTCAAAATACTTATCAAGTCCTAGTCGGTATATCGCTCCAGTAAGTTCCGCATAAGTGCTATCTCGGTTTGTGACATCAGACTTACGAATACACACAAGGTTGCGACCCTTGTCTTTTAATAGCCTTATAAGATACTGCTGTGCTGTGTCTACGCTCTTTCCACTACCAGCTGAGCCTTTTAGAGCAATGTATCGCTTTGTGCTTTTGTGAACCTCGCTAAAGGCTTTATTGCTCTGTATTTGTATCTTCTGTGCCATAGTCAACCTCAATGCTTAGACTCATGTCACCGCTTATGTCGACCTTCTCGGTAAACGCACCATATCGCTTGCCTAGTAGTTCTGCTGCCTTGATTCTGTCCTTCTCGTCGGGAGTCTTATTCATCGTTCTAGCTAGCGATAGACCCTCGCCTAAACCCTCGATGACAACAACAGCACTCTTTGACTGACCTCTCATCACAGCGGTTAGATACTGCAGTACTTCCTCTTGCTTTGCGATAGCTTTATCGTCTAGTTCTTTGAGCCTTTCGTCTATATAAGCCTTAACACTCACATTTTCCAACAACTTAACAACATTGCCCTTTGCATAACTCTTGCTATATCCAGCCTCAATAGCTGACCTGTAAGCATTCCCACTGATGATGTATTCGTCAGCAAATTTCTTTTGTTTAAGAGTTAATTCATCTTTTTTCTTCAAAACACATCACCACCTTTCTAGCTATTTAATGTTTTTGTTTAAAGACAAACACAAAGGACACCTCTATGACTAGAAGTGCCCTCTGTGGAGTGATTATATAAAATATTTACAAAAGGAGTTCGCCAAATACCTCTTTTCACTAACTACACTATATCACTTTTAAAATGTGAATGCTGTGAAACTTTTTAGCTGTTCCCTCTCTTCCAAAAGTTGCTGAGTCGCTTTGAGATGGTTGAGCGCTCAAGTCCCATTATCTCGCCTATTTTCTCGTGAGTTTCCTCGTTGATGCAATATAGCCTTAAGATTTCTCTTAGTTCTAGGTCTTTCACTTGGTCAATCTCACTCTCTATGTTCTTGATAGCTTGCTCAATCTCCCCCAGCTTGTTTTCCAGCTCTTTTTCTCTCCCCTTTATTACCTTTTCGTCAATCTCAACTCCAATCATTGCTTTTGGTATTCCTTTGCCCGTTTGGTAATCTTTGTAGTAGTCTGTGACTATCGTGTATGGCGGGTGCGTTATAGAGTACCTCAATCCCTCTGCAGCTCTTCGGAGTGTCTTTAGCTGTCTTATTGATTCGTAGTCTATCATCGCTATAAACCTCGCTCCGCTCTTATGTCCGCCTTTACTTTCTCTACTACCCACTTCCCGTCCACGTCTGGTTGCCAAAAGTTTATTGTGCTTATTAGACTTCTTTCACAACTGTCTAGATCTTGCTTGAACCTTTCATACTTCGGATTGTCTTTATCTATCTTGAGATATCTTTCGTATGTTGAGCGAAGCTCCCCCGATGCTGATTTCAATATGTTGTATATAAATGTTAATGCTCCATCCTCTTGAATATCGTCCTTGTTTAGCTTTATGTTTGCGTTCCTCTGCAATTCGCTAAAATTCTCTTTGTTCCAATTGATGACGGCTTGCTTTGGGTCTTCTGATGGTTCGGAATGCGTCATACACCTGTAGCACTTTACTGCGTACTTGCGTGACGACTTGTCAAACTTCCTTCCCCACTTCCAAAGATGAGCTGACCCTCCACAAAATGGACAAGCCTTGTTTACCGACTCAACTGCGTTGTATGATGCTGGGTTTGTCATTCGCTATACCTCCAGTTTGTGTGCTTTAATATATTCCTCATCTAACAGAAAACTGATATTGCAAGCCATATGTGATAAGTGCGATAGCCCGCTCTCCTCGTCTACTTCGTTGCCCTCAAGATACGCTAGCAAGTGTCTGTACAATGCGTCTACATACCTCTTAGGCTCTACCTTTCGCCAATTTTCGCTATCTCCGTACTTCTCCGTTCCGTACATTCGCACTTCAGCTACTGCCTTAACAAGTTCCGGATTAACAAGGGATAACTCTAACTTGCCCTTGTCTGCTTTTGCTGATTGGTCTTTGTCGGTCGCCTCTTGCTTTATTGATGAGCCTTTGCCGGTCGTTTTGAACTTCGCTACAACTTCACCGTCTTCGTCGATGCATAGTACATTTCCAAACACATCGATGGCACCACCTATCTCACAGTTTAACTCATTAACAAGACTGACGATGTTTTTATAAACGTTCCTCGCTGTTTCATCGTCGTAAAAGGCACGGGTGAATATCCTATTGTCATCTTTCGTCCATCCTCCTCGTACACATAATATATTTCTAAGTAAATAAGGTGCTTCATCGGACACGATTTCAAATTCATCATTTTCAATCAGCGTTATGTCGTCACCACGAGCTCTCAGTTTCTCGTCTTGCTCTAGCACTCTGCCCCTTATTATATTTCTGCATATTCCTAACTCTATTTTTAGTTTCATTACAAACGCTCCTTTTCAATCACTTCTAAATCGTGCTTATACTCATTTAACACTTGAGTCAAGGTTTCTCTGCTTTCAGCATTAAGTCTTCTGCACTTCAACAGTCTTTCGATTTTCTCTATTTCCGAATCCAGAAAACTGCTTGCGTAGTTAATTAGTCTGTCTTGTGGTATCATTACTGCTCCTCCTTTTTTGATTTATAAGGGCAACCCCATATAAAATGTGATGACGCACTTTCAATATCAGAGTTCCCTGTTTTCTTGCAAACGCCCTTTCGGGGCAATAGCGGTGAGGTGGACAAGGGTTTGCTGTAAAATGGGCAATCTGCACAACAAGTCACATCAATTGTTATTATTCTTTTTTCAGTCATTCTGCGCCTCCTTAATAATTCATATATAGCGTTTCAATTCTTCGCCTCGAACATTCGGCTGTAGTTGACTTATGTTCTTTTCTCCAACCTGTCAACTCTGTGTTATACAGCCCATTTTCGTAGGCTGAAACCATAATTTTGCAATCACTCTCTTTGATAATTTGCAACAGTTTCATGTGCTGTTCATCCGTCATTTCGTGTTTGTAAAGGTACTTCTTCCTTGTATCCTGCAGATACGGTGGATCAATGTAGATAAATGTGTCTTTGCCATATAGATTGGTTATAAGTTCAAGTGCGTCCTTATGCTCAATCTGTGCATTCTTTAACCTTTCGGACGCAAGTTGTATTATTTCAGGAAGCCCCGCCCACGCTTTTGCTGGATTAGGGCTTGCTACTCCTATCCCTCGCCTGTAACCGTTTTTATACTTATTTCCGCACCCGAATCCTTGCCAACATTTCACAGCGAATCTTCTTGCACGCTCGATAGATAACGCCTCTTCTTCCCTCTCTGCATACGCCGCTGCATATTCGGTACGCGAGTACGGCGTGGCTTCTATCAACCTGCGGAGTTCTTCAGGATTTTCCCTCACGGTTTTAAAAAAGTTGTATATGTCATCATCAAGGTCATTCAGGATCTCGTTATATGCAGGTTCTTTATTCAAAAATACCGCGCCACTTCCAAGAAACGGTTCACAATACACTTTATGCTCTGGTATATGTTTGATTATCCACGGAGCTAATCGATTTTTTGCCCCTGGATACTTGAGTAATGCTCCCATTTTGTGCCTCCTTGATTTTCAAAATCCTTGCTTTTAGCGAATCCATAACGAGCTGCTGTACATCATCTTTCCGGGCTAGTGCTACCATAACATCCTCGTCTCGTGTCCCACTGCAAACCAGATGGTGAATAATAACCTTTTCGGTCTGTCCCTGCCTGTGTAATCTCTTGTTGGCCTGCGTGTATAGTTCGTAGTTCCAGTTAAGACCAAACCAAATCACGTGATTACCCCCTTGCTGTAAATTAAGCCCATACGCTGAAGAGGCTGGGTGAGTAAGCAAAATGTCTATCTTGCCTGCGTTCCAGTCGTCCTCGTCTTCTGTCGTCTTAAGCTCTCTGACTACAAGCTTAGTTTTCGAAAGGGCCGCCCGGAGTCGGTCCTTGTCATGCTGATAGTTATAAAAGACTAGTGCGTTCTTACCCGAAGCACTAAGACTCTCTGTAAGCTCCATAAACGCCTCTATTTTGCAACTGTGCACCTCATGTACACTGTGGTCTTCTCCGTAGATTGCGCCGTTGCCCAGTTGCAGTAGTTTGTTTGATAGCGCAGCTGCACTCGTAACAGTTACCTCGTCGTCTGGGAGTTCTAGAACCATTTCACGCTCTAGCTCCCTATAGGCTTTAGCCGCTTTAGGATCTAACTCAACAGGTATCTCGTGCATTATGCAGTCCGGAAGTTCTAAGTAATCAGCTGCTTTCATGGATACGCATATGTCCGATATGGCGCTTAGTATCGCATCTTCTGACCCTTGCTTAACGCTGTACTTGTACACAATGCCGTTGTGCCTCGGTCCTGCATCGAAGTACCTTTCGCGGAAGCCCGCATACCTTGTGCCTAGCCTTGCTCCCTCGTCCAATAGATACAGCTGTGCCCATAGGTCGGCAAGCCCGTTAGGTGAAGGCGTACCCGTCAGCTCTACAATTCGTTTTACTCTCGGCGCCATTGCAGACAGTGCTTTGAACCTCTTCGCTTTGTGACTTTTAAAGCTAGATGACTCATCTATGACAACCATGTCGAACGGCCAATCATTTTTATAAAAATCGACTAGCCACACTACATTTTCGCGGTTGATGATATAAACATCTGCGGGTTCATAAAGCGCCCTTATGCGCTTTTTTTCGCTGCCCAGCACCTTGCTGATACGTAAGCACCTTGTATGATCCCACTTGTCTTTTTCTTTCGACCAGGTACCCTCTGCAACCTTCTTAGGCGCGATAACCAGCACCTTGGATACCGCGAAGCGGTTATACTTAAGCTCCTTGATTGCTGATAGCACTATCGAAGTTTTGCCAAGTCCCATATCCAGGAACAATCCTAGTTTCGGTGTATCAACAATGCGGTTAATGCAGTGTCTCTGATATTCATGTGGTGTATATTCCACGTTTTATCACCTCGCTAATCTGCGCTCTAGCCTGTATGCTGCTGTCTCTAGTCCGAACTCTAGGAAGAAGTCCCGAACCTCTGACAGCCCATGCAGTACTCTAACAGTCTGCCCTAGTTCAGCAATCCGCCTGCACTGTAGATCCTGCAGCTTTGATAGCCTACCTGTATCCGTCTTAAGTTCGACAAATACTATTTGTCCTCCGGGCAACATTGCTATTCTATCTGGCACACCGTCGTTTCCTGGACTGGTGAACTTATACGCTTTGCCCCCCGCTCTCTTGATCTCAGCCGTGAATATTTTCTCTATGTCTTTCTCAAGCATTTTTGCGCCTCCTGTTTGGTAAACTGTAAATCCTATTACGCGTATATAAGATATAATTAGGCGATTTAGGTAATTTAGGTAATATTAGGTGCTCTAATTACTATCTATTTTTTATCTCTTATAGGTTTTTGGTTTACATAGTTTACAAATAGATGTATTTATTGGTTTTTCAAGGGTTTTAGTGTAAACCGACCTTGTAAACTCGGCTGTAAACCGATTTTTTCGGTTTACAAAAGTTTGTAAACTCTTTTTGTTGTAAACCGCTCTTTTTACTAAACGGTTTACACCCTTTTGAACCCTTTTTGTATGCCGTACGGCCCACATCTCATAGTAGATTTTGACTTCTGCCACTTTGGTATCTTCCTTAATACTCTTGCTATCTCGTTCCTGTTTTGTGATTTCAGATACTTAATATCGCCATTAAGACACTCCGCCCATATCTGTGCTATACACACTCTGTCCATTGGTTCAAGTTCGCCCTCATATGCTGCGTTACCGTTGAGGAACATCCTGCGTTCCTGTACAGTCATATCTAGCCAGTTAGTAGGTACTTTAGTGTCGAGGTAGTCTCTTATATTGCCTTCAAGCGCAGAGTAATCGCTGTGTTCGTCCTGAACTTCAAGTGCTATAGCCTCAATCTCTTTTGATAGAAATAGCTTTTCACCTAATTGGTAGTACGCATAGGCTTCTGCCCATATCTGGTCTACTTCGCCAGGGAGATCGTCCCATACTGATTTAGTAGGCCCGTATATGCCTACATCTATAGGCCAAAATCTACGATTTCCCGTGTCATCTTTGAGGAACTCAACCTCGTTCGACGTACCAAAGAAAACACATCTACGGGGGTATCTAGCTGTCCTGCGCCCATATGGTGCACGGTATACATCATCCACCTTGGATAGGAACTGCTTAACTGCGTTAACCTCTTGTCTGTTCATAGCAGTTAGCTCTCCTACTTCGACTATCCATATGCCTTGTATAAGTTCTGCGGCTTCCTTGCCCTCGAACGTGGTAAGAGAATCGCTGAACCATGCTTTACCTATAGTAGACAAGAATGTACTCTTACCTATTCCCTGCGGCCCCGCCAGTATCGGCATGTAGTCGTACTTAACAAAATCCCTCATAGCTCTAGTAACTGCTGCGCATAGTGACTTCCTCATAACCGCCCTTGTATAAAGGTTATCTTCAGCGCCCAGGTAGTCAATAAGAAGTGTGTCTAATCTCTTAACTCCGTCCCATTTAAGGCTGCGTAGATACTTTCTAACGTCGTTGAACTTGTGCTTGCCCGATACGATAGTAAGTGCGTTACTGAGTAAGTCCTTGCCTTTGATGTCGTAGTAGAGCTCCATATAGTTCGCATAATTAGCATCGTCGTTGTCTGTCCACGGTCTCTGATCAGTTCCCTTATCCCATGGCAGCGCTCCTAGCACGACACCTTGGTTGGCGAACTCGTCAATAGCTATCTTGTCCTTAAGTAATGGATCGTGTTCGAGTATCATCACCGCATTGTTGATAGTCTTCTTAATCTGTCCGCCAGAGTCTAGTGCTAACTTCGATATCCAGTCAGTGTCTATGTCATCTTCATTAATTGGTAATAAGTTATCCTCTTTAAATGCCTCATTAGCCGCCTCGATGCGCTCCCTAGCTATGATATCTGTTACAGCCTTGTCATTAGCTGCTAGAGTCTTCATAGCGAGGAATGAGGGTAGCCTGTTCATTGGAGTACCCTCCTTCGCGTCGTCGTCTCTATCACCATACATGTGCAGTCTTACGAGGTCCCATGCGTTGACAAGCTGACCACTGCAAGGGTCCGTAGCATGGTGCGAAAAGAGGAAGAGGCCGCCATCATAGATAACTGCACCGCCTGCTGTACTACCGCCTGTATAGGTGTAGCGGTTAGTGTCCTCCGTAGGCTCATACATACCAGGTATGAACTTCTCCATTGCCTCCGGTATGGTATATGCCCTACAGAATGCACCAACTATGCCGTGCTTCGTCGTCGGGTCTTCTTGCTTCGCAAGTCTCCTCTTCTCGATTGCATCTGCACCGGGTATCTGTGGCCATGATGATATATCTTGCCAGTTATCGTATAGTGCAAGTACGCCCTTCCCGGAGCAGAACGCATTATCGTATATCTCACACACATATTGGCTATCACTTGAGCAGCTAGGCCAGTACATGAGACGAGACGCCTCAAAAGTTGTCGGGTCGCAGTACACCAGCCCTATCATCTCAGCTAGCTTGCGGGCAATTGGTTCATACTCGTCAGCGGTGACTGTTTCAGCGAGTGGGATAATGACACGCAGCCTTGGTGAGTAATCGCTGTGCTTTCGTGTGCTGTAGACAGCTGCAGCGCAGCCTAATGACCCAACGCGCTTAAGGATGTCATTAGTGCCGCCTCTTGGTATGTTATCGAGGTCGAGAGTGACAAGGTCACGGCCGGTTACCGCATCTGCCTTGCGGCGACCACCTGTGAGACTTCCTCCAACAAAACCGCCGACGTCCTTAAGTTCGTCTTGCTTGGCTTTGGTGTAGCTAAGGTATTCTTGTAACGTCTCTGCTGATTTGATTGGTGTTTTGAGCCTCTCGCAGTATTCTGACCACATAAGGCTACCGGTTACCCAGCTAATGGACTTGCGGCTGCCTGCGGTTGCTATTGTAATTTTTTTATCGTTGATCATGACTGTTAATCCTTCATGTAATATTTTGATTCAAAGCCTGCGCCCGATAACGGTAGTCCTTCTGCCCACGATATCGGCTTGGCAAATATTGCGTTAACATCATCGAGCTTATCTTCTAGCTCCGCCTCTATGACGATCTCGTCGTGTATGTGCATAACGGGCTTGTAGCCAGCTTCTATGCACCTGTGCAGGGTTATCTCAAGACAGTCTCTTGCGATTGCCTGTACAACGTTCTCTATGAGCTTGCCGCCGTATGTCTCTTGTGTCTCCCACTTCTTATTAGTCTGATTAATACCCTTGTACTCAATCGATGGGTGACCCCAACGATTAATACCTATCCCAGGTGAGCAGTAGAAGAGCTTACGTCCAGATGGTAGCTCTATAGTGAAGTACTTAAGTCCATTAATGATATCTAGTTCAGACCTTAATGTAAGACCGTTAAGATAAGTTGTATCGCCTGTATCTATTGTGTGTATGGCTAGCTTGTTCATCCTATCCCATAGCTGCACTATGTTAGGATTTGCTGTGCGCCATTTGCTAACTATGTCCGGAAGTTCTTCCTCTGGGATACCCATATTAAGAGCCCCCATTGCTATAAGGGCGTTAGCTCCCCCCTGATAGCCGAGGGCGAGGGTCGCTACCTTGCCCTTTTGTCTTAAGTCGCCATTGACTCCGTGCTTTTCGACTGGAACACCAAACATCTGAGATGCAGTAGCGCAGTAGATATCACCGCCCTTTTTAAATACATCTAGTACCCAGCTCTCGCCCGCTAGCCACGCTATAACACGAGCCTCTATAGCACTGAAATCTGATACGATGAACTTCTTACCGTCTACGGGTACGAACGCGGTTCTAATCAGCTGTGATAGGGTATCTGGTACATTTCCATATATCAGCTTTAGACCTCTATAGTTAGCTGCTCTTACAAGCTCTCTTGCCGCGTCTAATGTCTTAATGTAATTACGTGGCAAGTTCTGTACTTGTACAAGTCTTCCCGCCCATCTGCCTGTACGGTTCGCCCCGTAGAACTGCAGCAGTCCTCTTACTCTTCCGCCTTCACCTCTAGCCTCAGCCATTGCCTTGTACTTCGATACAGACGATTTACCGAGTTTCTGACGAAGCTCAAGCGCCTCTCGTACGTCCCCCGGGAGGTCACCCTCTAGTAGTTCTGATACAGTGTCTTTGCGGAGGTTGTCTACATCGATACCTTGTGACTTAACCCAACCAAGTAACTGCGAATTTGAATTAGGGTTAGCCAGTCCTGTTATCGACCTTGCTGCTTTTAGAAGCTCTTCCGTACTCATCGAATCTATTGCGAGTGCTCCCTCTAATAGACGGTCATCTATCGCAACTCCTCTCGAGTTAATATTTATGTCCTCAATCCATGCCGACCACGTTGCCTCTGGTACCGGGTAAGGCTCTAATTTATTAAGTATGTTGCTCTCCGCCTCAACGTCTTGCCTGTTATACTCCTTGAACAATTCCCACTTCTCCGGAGCATGCTTTGGTAAGTTACGAGAGCGGTTGCCGTTAGATTTAGTAGGTCTACAAGGCTTACAAAAATAGTTAATTAGTGCCTTGCCTGTTGATAGCTTTTGTTTATCCTCCGGGAGCCCTATTGCCTTACCTACTGCCCCCAGTCCTGCAGGATATCCGCAGTAAAGCCCGTGTATCATTGTGCAGCGCCACTGATCTATCGGTGTAGAGTAACCCGCCCTATTAAGGCATATCCACTCGAAGGCTGCGTTATATGCATGCTTGATTACATTTTCGTCCTGTAAAGCAGCTATTATGCGTTCAGGAATTTCTTCGCCCGCCACAAGGTCTACTACTTTAGTCGGCTGAGTTCCCTCCTTATATGCGAAGAGGAGGACATCAAAGTCCTCGCTCTCGGCATACTTGTAAGCACCCGCTTTACCGATGTCAACGCTACTATATGTCTCTATGTCAATATTTAGGTGCTCCATTCTGTTCTCCCTCTAAAAAGGTACTTCTTCACCTGTGATTGGGTTATAACGTACTTGCGCGGCTTGTGATGGAGGAGCTACCCCAAAAGCCTGCGCTGCTGATGGAGCCGCGCCACCGAGTGCCTCGCCATCTCTTAGCTTCTGCACCGGACCGAGAGAGCAGCCTACTCCCTTCTTTCCGTTAAAGTTATATGGAAAAAACTCCACATTTACTCTTGCGTAGCATCCACTATATACATCACTGTGATTGATGATAGGGTTGCCGTGAACATCCACAACCTCAGGAGGATAATCGGCTGATGCTCGTGCGGTGAATACCCAGTGTCCTTTGCACTCAGGTCCAAATGGTGTACCGTCCTGCTTAACACCATCACCATCCCACATAGGTGTTGGGACTACTGGTGGGACTACTCCGTTATAGCACCCATTTGCACCCTTCTGCTTAGCTGCTTCAATGGCAGCATCAATACGAGCCTTCGTAGCTGTATCTGTTTTCGGTAGTAAGATTGTTGTACTGAACTTAGGTTCTTGACCAGTAATGTTTGCGTATGTTTTAAATAAATGTACAAATGATAGTCTTACTTCTCCTGTTGTTACGTTTGTTACTTCTCCAATTGCCATAATTTCTTTTCCTTTCTCAATTTCGTATGCATAATCGTTTAAAAGGTCTCTGCCTAAACTCATATGAATACCTCCGTTACTTAAATGCCTCGTCGGCTGAAATCTTATTAGTGATAGCTTGTCTTTTATCTGTACTTGGCACGAGTGTAGGCTTACCAGGGTTCTTTACAACAAACTCCCCCGCTACATCTGCGAAGTGTGCTTTACCCATTAACTTCTCCACTTGTGCCAATGTCAGAGGCTTGCGTTCATATAACATTGCCTCGTCAGTACCTTCTTCGATGATTGCCTCGAATGCTGCGTCCATATCTATCCACGCTCTCGAGCCCCTACCTTCAACTGCCTTGTAGCCGTCTATATCTCTACCTGCTAGACACTCAGCTAGCGCATAGTCCTGTAGTTCTGATAGCCACTTGGCAACGTCCTCGCCTTTACGCAGATATTCTCCAACTTCATCGTTGGTGATAAGAGGCGGTTTCTTGTTTATTTCAAAAGCAAGTTCGATGTTCTTATCTGCTCTAGCTCTGCACTGCTGCCTTGCTCTGCAGAACCTGCACCAATCTCCTGGCGTATATTCGCCCTCACCCTTAATAGCGATATTAGCTAGCTCCTTGACATCTTCGCCCCAATCTCTTAACAGTGTTACCGAGTACGCACTGCTATTGGTGTTGTCAATCCTAGGCTGCACAATGCTTATCTTGACCGTATCGACAGCAAATAACATCTTGTATGCCTCGAGAGCCCCTAACGCATATATCAGGAGCTGTGGGTTATCCTCTGCCGATACAGGAACGCCCTTACCATACTTAAGGTCGATAATGTGTAGTGTCCTCTCTCCTATCATCACGCAGTCTGCTGTTCCGAAACCGTCCGGGATATATGCTGTAAGGTCTAACCTCTTCTCGATAGCGATATATGGTGTCTTCTCGAACTCCATAGCTGCCTTACGGATGTATGCGACATAGTCATCTGTGTATCCGTCCATCTCCGGCTGATACAGTTCATTCTTCTTAATCTTGTTAAGAGTCCTCGTCAATTTTGCCTTGCGGTAGTCCTGAGTGTTGAATAGGTGCTGTAATTTTGCCTCTGCCATTTCATGCGCTAGTGTACCCTCTTTCGCCGCCTCCGATGTAGTGTCCGGGAACTGCGACTCTAGAACCGCACTAGGTGTACAGTTCATCCATCTGTGTGCTCCGCTTGCAGATAGCAGCGCATGCGCTCTGTCCTTGTGTCCTGCCATTAGATATCAGCTCCTAACTGTCTTAGATCAAGTGCAAATGCCCCGAACTTATCTGGTGTTAGCTCTGGCAGCGAACTTACGCCATGCCTGCTGAGAACCGCAGCTATATCATCCATTGATACGCCCTTGTCCATTAGCCCTATAGCTGCCTTCTGCAGCTCATCTGCTGTGTAACTCCTCGCCTCAGTAGGTACTGTTTGCTGTGGTACTATGGGCTCTGTTTCCTGCGGTAGTGAATCGTCTACTGCGCCTCCTCCTGGTGTCCATGTAGGCACGGTGGATGCGGCAACAGGCTCTGTCTGTGCCTCGACTACCTTTGCCACAGGCTGATATGATTCTTTAAAGCTCTCTACCAGCGCCTTTAGTGTGCCGTTTTCTGCTACTGTTATTGCTTCCTCGGTGTTCATTTTAAGTACTAGTTCCATAATAACTCCTTTACTTTTTTATTTATTTTGATATAATTTAATTGTTGATTTTGATTGGCGCTCCCCGGAGCGTCTTTTTTATTTTTTGTGATACAGTCCAAAGCACTCTTGACCTTTTCCCATGTATCTAAAAAACTCTGTAATAGTTGCATGTATGCTGTTTGCTGTAACATCGATTCTGTCCTTTTCATGTCCGCACATATCATATATGACTAATATTGTCCTTTCGCCCTGTTCCTCGTGCTCTACTCTCAAAATATCTCGTGATTCATCGATTGATAAAAATGTGTTGATGTAGTTCTCTAGCCTTTCTCTTGCCTTACGGTCTTTCTTTTTGAGATATTCGATATACAGTTTGTCCATTATTTTTTCAATATCCTTTCTGCGTATTCACGCCCATCTTTGGTATTTCCTGAGTTGTAGACCGATAGCGCGTCCTCGTAGTTTCCGTACTTGTCGTAGAGTTCGGCTAAAATGTTACAACCTACAATTACATTTTCCTGTGGGTCAAATAAGCTTACGATTCCCAACTCTTCCATTTTGGCTCTATGCCATCTCGGTTGTATCTGCATTAGTCCGATTGATTCGCCACCGTCACCTACTGCGTTAGGGTTGCCTCCTGACTCTTCCCTTATGATTGCCTTGACAATAGCTGGGTCAACGCCACTTCTAACGGCTATATCGTCAATCATTTCGTTGCTAATGCCTCTAACATCAATCTGTATATTGCTTACGACTTTAGGCTCAATCTTGTTGTAGAGCTCAGGGTGGTCTATTGCCGTTGCTATGCTATTTAAAGCAAGCACAGCCGATATAAAGAGTGTCGGCGGTATGATTGATTTGATTTTCATAGGGTTCTCCTTTCTAGCATCTTGTATGACTTGTTTATGCTGTTGATGTCTAGTCCTGCCATGTCATATAAGACGTCTTTGTTTAAATAGTTGTCATGCTCGCAGTACATCTTGATTTCTCGCCTTGCCATTTCATCGCGAGTCAGCTTTGCGATTTTCGATGCAGTAGACCCTGCACATCCAAATAATTTTTTAACGTCGCTGGACGTGAAGTATGTTAGCGAGTGATACATCTCAAATGCTGTCTTTACATCTGGCCTCACATTTGGAAATCTCATATCTTCTCCTTTCTGTACAGTTGACAGAGTATTAACATTTTGTTAAAATTCAATAAGCCTATTTGGCAGGAAAGGAAGGTGGTCAAATTGACCAAACTTTTGAACTTGCCTGTTCTCGGGATAAGCATTTCGCTGATGCGTAAGGCTTAATATGCTGAGTGTAAACAGCTAAAGTGAAGCAGGGAGCTAAGAGCAGATGGTGCTATCATTTGTATTTTGACGTCTGCGGTGGAGGATGTGAATGGTTGGTCACCGGGCACATCTATAAGCCTACAGAAAGTGTAAGAGTCTAACCAACTTGACCACGGACTGCGTCGTGCAGGTTAAGAGATTGCAACTCCTTCCGAGTAAACAAAATACAGACGACGCTCTCTGCATAGCACGCAGGGAGTTTAGTTTTTGTAAAGGTCTTCAGCTTTTTCCTCGAGCACCTCGCAAATAGCCATAAACTCATCCGCCCTTAATTTCCTCTCTCTTGATTTATTCATCAAACTATCGTAGAGCTGCATATAACCTATATCTGCTTGTTTTGACAGCCACAACAGGCTTATGTTTCTATCCTCAAGAATTTTTATGATATTGTCTTCGAGTGCCATTTCCCTCCTCCTTTCCGGATGGTACGATTGTTTAGTTTTCTAAACTAAACGGGTAAAAAAATAGATTGGTATCATGCTATATGATTCACCTAACAACGTCATTGCCGCTTGCATTTCTTCTTGCGTCCACTCCGCCTTATTGTTTAGTTTTAAATTTAATGTTGATAAACCAATACCCATACGCTCTGCAAACGCTTCTTGTTTTGTAAACTTTTCTCTAATAGCCCCTTTTAGCTTGCTATAATCGTAGCTCATTTGCTCCTCCTTTCATTTGTTTAGTTTTCTAAATTTTATCAAATTCATATCCGCATGTCAACACAAATTTTAGAAATTCTAAAAAAAATATTTACTTTTCTAAACTTACAGTGTACACTATCTTATATCAGGAGGTGCTTGTATGGACATAAGAACCAAAAGATTAAGAAACGTATTTGAAAAATCCGGATTGACTCAAACCGAGGTATGCGAAAAAACTGGAATTAACAAGGGTGCGCTAAGTTCTTATTTATCAGGTAGATATTTCCCAAAACAAAAAACTATTGATAAGCTATCAAAGGTTTTTAATGTTTCTATTAACTATCTAATGGGATTTGAACCAGAACATTCTCAAAGGGTCGACAGCTCCGACCCCACCGAGGGTATTACAAACCTTATATACCCTGCTGCACGACCTATTCCGATTCTCGGAACCATCTGTGCCGGTAATGGCGTATGGTGCGAAGATAACTTTGAAGGATACTTCTATATAGATAAATCTATCAAAGCTGATATGTGTCTTGAAGTTAAAGGCGATTCAATGATTGACGCTAACATTTTCGACGGCGATATTGCATTCATCAAGAAAACTTACGATTATCAAAACGGAAAAATATATGCAGTTGTAATAAATGACGAAAATTCCGCCGTTCTTAAAAAAGTTCATTGGAGCAATGGCTCTATTATCCTCAATCCGTGCAACTCAGAGGCAGACTATGAACCAATTGCTACCACTGAAGATAACGTTACTATGGTTGGTGAATGCGTTGGCGTTTATCGCGCAACGAAGTAGTGTTTACGTTCATTTGTGTTTATATAAGTTTATATATGTTTATTTGTGTTTATATAAGATTATTTGTGTTTGGGAAAATTTTAAAAAAATGATTGACTTTTATTGCCTAGGGTATTAACATAATGATAATCGATTCGATTAAATGTTAATGATGCCCTATGCAGTACCTCTCCCACTATAAGGGAAGTAGCGAACCATAGGGCTTTTTTATGTTAATTAGGAGGAATGATGAATAAAATAGCAATTTTAGTAGATGGCGGATTTTATAGAAAGGCGGCTAAAAAGATTTTTGGCAATATAGAGGGCAAAGATAGAGCCAAAGAGCTTATCGAATATTGCCGCTTGCACTTAAACAAAAATGACGAATTATATCGTATATTTTATTACGACTGCCCACCAATCTCAAAGAAAATGCAACATCCTCTCACTAAAAACAATGTAGACTTTTCCAAGTCTCCTATGCACAGATGGTACGATTCTTTTATAAAGGTCATGACCAGGCAACGCAAAGTTGCTCTAAGGCTGGGGCGACTCTCCGAAGAAACTGCAGCATTTATTTTACCTCCGAGCACTGTGAAGAAGCTTTGTGACGGAGATACGTCTTTTGATTGTTTATCCGAAGAAGATTTCTTCTTGGATGTGAGACAAAAAGGCGTTGACATGAAAATAGGCGTCGACATAGCGTCTTTAGCTTATAAGCAACAAGTTAATAAAATTATTCTCATTGCCGGAGATAGCGACTTTGTTCCAGCATCCAAACTTGCACGACGCGAAGGGATAGACTTTGTTGTAGACCCTATGGGGAACCATATCAACCCAGATTTATATGAACACATTGATGGGCTAGTTTCCAAACATAAGAAATATACCCAAGAAAATAGTAAAAAGAAGAAAACCACAAAGGGTAAAACCAAACAATAACTATTCATAGACCTCAGATAAATAGCAAAGCCCCCAGCCGAAGCCGAGGGCAATGCATAGGCTGTAATATACAACCGATTCACACTCAAATTGTACCATTGCAGCCCCTGAATGTCAAATAGAGGGGTATTTTTATGCCCAAAAAATGAGGAGGTTGCCATGCCAATTTATAAAACAAAGGAAAAGCGAGATGGCCTTACAAAATACCTTGTAAGAGTCAATTATACTCAAGACAGCAAGTATAAGACCATCACTCGCATTGCATATGGTAAAGAGTCGGCAAAGAAAATAGAAGCTTCTTTGCTTAATACTACTCGCGATGAATCTTCCGACTTGACTGTACCCGAGCTGATAGACTTATACCTAGAAACGAAAAAGCACGAGATAAGAGAAAGCACCCTCAAGAAGAACACTCAGATACTAAATAAATATATCAGACCTCTAAATATAAAACTCAGGAAATTAACCTCAAAACAGCTTGTCTCGTGGAAGAACGACATCAGTTCAAGGGATTTGTCCTTTACGATGAAAAAGAATATATACGGGGCATTTAGAGGCTTGTTAAATTGGGCAGTTACGGTTGGATATCTGGATAAAAATCCTTTGATAAAGATAGGTAATTTCAGAGATGCATATCAAAAGAAAAAAGAGATTCTTTTTTATACGCAAGAGGAATTTGTTAAGTTCATAAGAGAAGTTAAGGTAATCTCGGAGGAGCGGAGCTACAACGACTACTATGTATTTTTCGCCCTGGCATACTTTACTGGAGCAAGAAAGGGCGAGATTCATGCACTTAGATGGACAGACTATCGCGATGGAAAGATTACAATAAGCAAAAGCATTTCACAGAAGCTTGGAAATGGAGACAGGGAAACGCCACCGAAAAACATTAACAGTAACCGCATCATAGAGGTTTCAAGGCCGTTAGCAGGCGTCCTCGAAGAACATTTCGAGCAGTGCAAGCAATATAGTGGATTTAATGAAAGCTATCACATAAGCGGTGGACTTCATCCTCTCCGTGACACAAGCGTCGAAAACGTAAACAAAGAGGCAGCAAAACGAGCAGGGCTACACCACATCAGGATCCATGACTTTAGACATAGTCACGCATCATTGCTTGCTAACAATGACATCAATATACTAGAGATAAGTAGACGGCTCGGCCACTCCGACATCGCAACAACACTAAATGTTTACAGCCACTTTTATCCGGCAGAAGAAAGCAAGGCAACATCAATTTTAGATAAAATTCGTATATAATTCGTATATATAAAAAACGAACCGTTGAAATTCCAACGGTTCAAGTTATTTTGGTGGAGATGGCGAGAGTCGAACTCGCGTCCGAAAGCATTTCCACTCGATT